TCTGTAGGAGTAGATTCGGCTGTATCGACGTCAACCATCGATGCAATATCGATTGGTGGTGGCTGTTCTGATGGTAAGGCCGCACCCATATCTGACACAAGGTCATCGGCGGCTGCTTCTGGAATATCTAGGTCCAGTTCCATCTCTGCACTATCAGCTGGGCTTTCCTCCTCGGAATCGAAAAAATCGATGTCTCCGTCGGCTGCCTCTTCGTCGTCTAATAATTCGTTTTCAATCAGGGCCTTGATTCTTGGAGCAACGGCCTCAATGATTTTATTTGTAGCGTTTTGTTCTGCAATCTCTCGTAGCTTTTTAGCATCATCGAGTGCATCTTTAAATAATTTGCTCATATAAGTTCTCCAGACTACTTGTTTTTAATTATGCATCATAGAATAAAAAAACCCTAATTTCGTTTATTTTTTTGGGCTCTGCGCTTTCCGGCAGCCTTTTTTTGCCGGCGTTTCATCCCTTTGGTTATGGGATATCGCTTGTCCCTAAGTTCTTTAACGATACCTGAGTCTTTAAATTTCTTGATAAATATGCGTATAAGTTTTGCGTTTTGCTGTTCAACACTTTGATTTTTTGATCTTTTTGGACTATGTTTGACAGAAAAATTACACTTCTTCAACCCCATCCGTGCTCCAATAATACAAGCCTTACGAAATGCCGAATTTCATCCAGCTGCTTTTCGGCAATATCTTCAAGAGTGTAAGCGGGTTCGTCGCCTTCTTCATCCTCGCCATACATCGTTGAGTATCCATATCTGTCTCCAGTTGGACGTGCACGAGTAGAAAAGCCGTCGGCAGGTCCGTGTGGATAGCGAGGAGAAGTTCCGCCCATTGGCGAGCGAGAACGATTTTTATAAAGGTCTGGGATTGGATTCATAGTATTTGAAGCCTCACCTATTTTCATATTTGGCCCAACAAACGACTGACCTTCAATGTCATTATAAGGCAACGGATCATAGTTGCGTGGAGATGCTAGCCTATTGATTACAGCATCAACAGTCTCGTCATCTAGATCGACATCATCCATATCGGTTGGCTTCTCTGCATAAGGAAAGGTAGGATCACCGTGCACTCTTTTTTTAAAGTACTTTGGTGTTAACCTACCGTATCCTAGATCATCACGAGAATCGCCAAAACTTTTTGGAAAGTTATTATTGCCCGTTAGGGAAGCAGTCATTATACTGATCCGGGTGCCTTACCTAATTGATAATCGTTTAATGCGCCCGTGCTTTGTGATGAAGATGACTGGTCTGGTCCAAGTGCTGAACCAACACCAGAGCCGAATTGCTCTTTTGCTTCTTCGCCAAAGCCATCTGGCGGTGCTGGAATATCTGTCGCATTTAAACTGCCAGGACCAGGGGAACTCGGGTTAGGTACGAACGGTGAAGCAGGCAATCCGCCGGCCCCAGTTGGTACATCAGCCATTACAGGTGCATCAATATAATCCCTGTTAAATTCGCCAAATGTATGACCACCGTCATTTACGACGCCATCCATCAGTAATTGTTGCGCCAATTGCTTTATTGATTCGTCATTAATTTCACCACCGTGAATAGGACTTGCGCCGTATGCTGATACGAGTGATGCAGTGTCGGAACTTCCAACGCCTCTTTCTGTCACTGGTACATCTACCATTAATTGCTTATGTGTTGCCATATCTTTTACTCCTTATCGATACTTTTTAGTATTCTGGAACGTAACTTATCCTTGGCTTCTTCTATTCGAGCAAGTGTTTCAACTAGCCGTTGCTCTTGTATCTTTAGTGCTTTCATAAAATCGATGTCTTGCTCGAGCGAGCTAGCATATTCTGACGCGTCGGTTTCAGGTACCTCAGCGGCAACCTTTTCGACATCTTCAAGCTCGCCGGACATTTTTTCTTCTTCGATAACGTCAAGCTGTTCTTTTACAATTTTTTTAATTCTTTTGTAGTAAGCATTACTCATATCATTCTCCAATTGCCATACCTATAAGTATGCAATTAATTATTTTTCCCATCAGAAAATGCAAGAGCAGCCCAGTTTCCTGCGCCCTCAAATAAGTCTTCCAAATCATTTTCAAAAACGACTTTGGCTGCTTGGTCCTTCGGTACGTAGTCTGGTCTACCTGCGCCTGATTCTGTGATTGGCTGGGACTGTAATGTTGTCGCTGCAGTGTCAGCAAAAATCTCTTGCATCATTGGATCATCGGTGATCGTGCTAACGTTTACCTCTGGCGCCCTTCTTTCTGTTTTTTCTCTTAGCATACGATTTCTTTTTTCAAAAACCTCAGGTGCAACCCTATCTGCTTTTCGTCTTCTCTTTTTGGGCTTAGATTCGTTTAAAGACTCTGCTGTTGAAACCAATCCCTCGGACAAGATTTCAACGAGGCACTCTTTTACAATTTCTTTTAACACGGAGCGTGATACTTTAGCCATCTTTTAATCCTTAGTTGTTGTTGTAGCTGGACACATCAAAACTGAGCGATCCACTTGAAATATTAGTTAAGCCGGCTGTAACGCTACCGTTACCCGTGATCCAAACTTCAGCAGTTCTAATCGGAAGACAGGGTGTTGACTCGCCTTCTGCAACCGTACCGTAACATGAATCTGTAATGCCGTGAGCACTGAATGAGTATTTCAGTTCGCCATCTTTTGATGTAAAGACAACCCACTGTGTAACGGCTGGAAATGAGACGTTTGTGTTACTAAAAGTACTATTATACTTTGCAAAAGGGACTCCTGAAACCTGGTAAGACCCAACATCATTTGCGCCAGGTCTAGTCGATATATGTGAACCCGAAAGGTTGCTTTCTGAGCCATAGGTTCCAGCTCTTCTTCTATCTACGTCAAAATAACTCATTATTCATTCCCCCATTGTAACACATCGTTAAATATTCTGTTGAGTCTATCTGTTTTGTTAAAAAGATTCCTTAATTCAACTTCTGAAATTTCTCGGCCCTCGGCCATCATAAAAGCACCAGGAGTAGAAGGCTCACTAACAAAATCCCAGCAGATAAGTTGAAAATCATCTTGGACAACCTGATGATCTCCTTCTCTTCTAGTAGAACCCACACCACGAGAGCTAATGCCAAGAGTAACACCGCTTTCAACAAGGCTTTTAAGAATTTTTCCAGAAGGAGTGTCCAAGATCTCCACAGTCCCGTAACAAACATCTCCATCCATATAAGCTTCTCTAACAATATGGGATGCATTCTTAAGCTCAACCACAGAGGAATCTGGGTGGTCAAGTTCTCCGAGTGCTCTGTTCTCTTGGATGAACTTTTGATAGTTTCGCACTTCTCTTTCCAAGATTTCATTTGGATACACCCGCCCGTTTTGGTTCAGGGTGTTTGATTTTTGAAGTATTCCTTTCATCAACAATTTGCCTGTACCAGATTCAATTGCCTCTTTGAGTTCATCCTTATTATATTCCCAAGCGTTCCATTCTGTTAATAATTTTAGCTTATTCATTTTCGTCTCCCGACAATTCTTTTATAATGTCATGCATTGTCATTGTTTTAATGATATGACTTTCACTTATTTCGTTGTCAAAAACTGTCTCATTCACGTTTTTGTAAACTTCGGTTAGATTTCCGCTAATAAACTCGTTCGTACAAGTTTGTTTGTAGTTTTTCAATACGTCAAGACACATGCTTTTTGTTGCCTTCATCTCGGAAATCAAGCCAGGCGTTGTTCCGTTTAAAACCCATTCATTAACAAGGTTAATCTGGCCTTTACTAAGATTCGAAACGTATGCTTTTGAAAACTTTTCTCGCATTAAGCTCACAACAAGGTTGTTAATTTCTGGTGTTTTCATATTATCGACGTTCTTTGATTCTTTCTTTTTAATCAAAATGTTTGAGACTTTATCTGAGTATTCGATTAATTTAGCATGATCTACATTTGGTCCTTTTCGATATTCCTGTAGTAAAAGGTCGATAGTTGCAAGATCCCTGTAGTTTGTAACTCTAGTCGAGTAAAAAGACTTACCAAACGTCTCATTCAACTCACGGATTAATTTTGACTTTTCGCGGTCAAGTTTCCTTTCGTTTATTCGCCAGGTTGCTTTTTTTGTTTCATCTAAGATGGTTGGAATCACCGATAACTGTGTTGTTTGGAAGTCTGCCAAACTATTAACTAAGCGATGCTCTTTGTAAAGCTCAGTGCCTTTTTTAAAATACTTTTTAATTATTTGTCTAGTGTCGCGGAACGTCTTCTTATCATTTTCAACGACTGCCTTAGATAACTTAAGAACCAGTTGTTCGTAGATAATCCCGACATTTCGTTTTTTGTTGTGGGATTTTTTAGTCATTATCATTTTCCTCTATGTCAAGTTCAAATTGCTCTTCTATTTCTTCCTTAACTTCCGTTAACATTTTACCTGGACTGCCACCAAACCTTGCACTAAACGCGTCAAGTGACTTTTTTAAATTATTGTCTAATCTTGGACGCTCAATAGATAAGTATTCGTCCTGTTCATTAAATAAGAAATCACTTAACTTACCTTCTGAAAATGATTTACCCAATATAAAGTCTTCATCATACGGTCGGTTCATCGAGTCCTGCGTTCTTGTAGCGCGACCTACAGAAGTCATGCTAGCAAAGTCTGGCAAATGGGTTTTGTCTCTTTTAATTTTGTTTTTTGCAAGTTTACCACCAAAAACATTCTTTGCTTTGTTTGATTTTTTTAGCTCTCCAAAATCGATACTATCTAAATCGATTTCGTCCAAATCATCGTCGGTATCTTCATCGTCGTCATATTCAAAGAACTGTTGTGATTTTTTTGTAGGAAGGCCATCTAGTAAGCTTCCAGCTGTTTGATCAGCAGCAAAGAGATCACCTCCACCCTCATCTCCGCCTTCGTCGCCGCCGCCAGTAGCGTCATCGCCTCCACCTCCTGGAGGTTTTGCCGCTTCAATTTCGGCGTCCTTAATTTTTTCTGCAAACATTTCTGCGTTGATTTGCTCCATCTCGTCTCTCGAAAAGCCCATTACGTTTTTTCGGATCCAAGTTTTACTGACCATTCCTTCTGGCGCGGATCCGGCAATAGAGAACTTAGTATTTATTAGTTCTAGTTTTTGTTGTTGGGCAATCGAAGAAGGATTGCTCAGTTGCAAATCAAAATCCAAAAGTTCTTCTCCGTCAAAACCGTGCGCATAGAGGTGTATCATTGCCATTTTGTTCAGTTCAGCAAGTATTGTTTTTTGGATTCGAATGATTGTACGTGAAAACCTAATGTCTTCCTGTGCAAGAGTTGCCTTTGAGCCGATCTCTTCATCGTAACCTAAATATGCTTTCGGTATTTTCAGTGCGGCAAAGAGTTTTTTCTGTATGTACTCTACATCTTCAATCGCTGAGGTGTTTTGTCCACCGGCCAAGGTATCTATCCTTGTACCAGAATCGCCACCCCGGACAGGTATGTAGTAGTCCTCATCGACCGCCATAGGATTATATCGAAGATCCACGTTTCCAGTCGCTCTCTGTACAACCTGGTTACGCTTCAAAGATGTTTTTGCCTGTTCTATATAATTTGGTACATCTTCGGGCGGTACGTTTCCTACATCGATGTAAAAGACACGGCGTTCTGGTGCTCGGATGACCCGATAGACTAGCATTGCGTCTTCAATTAATATAAGCTGTCGCCAAATTCTTCTAGCGGACTCGAGAACGCTAGAGCCATAAGGAAGAAAAGCATCGTTTCCAAGTAATCTAAAGTGAGTAACTTGCCAGTTTTCGAGTGCTTGATTTCCCTGTGTAATCCAGCGGAACCGAACTGCAGACGGATCATTTGGATCAAACCCTTCTTCACGTTCCATTTCGGTTATGGAAATAGGGTAAGCGTTAATAATTCCATATTCCGGTGAGACGTCATTGAATAAAAAGAAATCACCGTACTTGCAAAGATTTCGAACCCACATTACAAGATTAAAATCAATGTTTAATGTATCGTAAAAGAGTGTTTCAAGTAGCTCCTTTACTTTTCTATTTTCACTATATATGTGTAAACTTCTTCCATAAGCATCTGGTGCGACAGTTTCTTCTGCATATATATCCATCGCTGAAGCAATTTCCGGGGTAGATTCCATCTCGGAAAAGTCAGAGTATCTAGCCATTCTATCAAATGTGCCGTATGCAGACAGTGTACTATTGTATACGTCAGAATGTGCTTTCTTAAATAGGTCGACCGCTGAAGAAGCGTTTGAATCAGATTTACTAAAATTTCTTACCCTTCTTTTAATCGTTGGGCCTGAAGAAAATAGTTTTGTTAGTCTTTGGAAAAGATTTTGTTCTGCCATGTTAATCCCTTGACTTTATTTTAAAAGCCAATCAAAATTTTTGAAAGGACTATTTGTTGAGTCCCAACTTTTTCTAACATCTTGTGTATAATTACTACCGTCTGTAGTAATTCCAGGTGTTTTTATTACTGTATCCTGTATTTCGGTTCTGTTAACACCAAAACCAGCAAGCATAGCGGCGTTTATGTCAGTCGACTGCTTCGTGTAGTTTGGATCTGTATCGTAAAGCCAAACACCTATCGCTAAGCTCATAACTAAGTCGTCATTTGCTCCTTTTCGAGCCTGTGCTTTCTTCCCTTGCCAAACAAAAGTTTTCATTTCCTCATAGAATCTACTTGATCTAATAACGATTTGCTTTGTCCGCAATGTTTCCTCTAGTTTTGTAAGAATCATTGTACGTGATTTTGCCTGAGTTGAAAACCCTGCCTTCGAGATATCGCCGCCCCCATACATAAAAGAATACTTATCTTTCTCGTTCTCAAAATATATGTTTTTGTATCCGAGATCTCGAAGCTTCATTATAACTGCATAACCATATGAGTTACTCTCTGGGCAGATAGTTGCATTGTTATATCTCCTACCAGCCTCTGCAAGTACTTGGGCAAATCTGTCTGGTGGTAGCTTGCCTCTGTATTCACATACGACTGCCGACATCTCTGTATCAATTACATGAAAAGTAGAATAATCACTTGCATCACCCCTTGATACATCTGCCGATATGATATATTTTTTTGTTGACAACGGATAATCCCATATCCATGCATTCATATCGGGACCCCAGCGCTCGATTGGGTTTTTTATCATTTGCCTATAATGCTCAATATCCTCTGGTTGCAGAAACGTCTCTCCAGAAGCCTGAAAATCGCACAAAAGCTCTTGCGCGATCTGTTTTGTCGACATATTTTTTGTTTCTTCTACAAACCAGTCCTCGTTTCTATCAGGATGCACGTCCCAGGGCAATTTAATCGGGTTAAAAACGTTTTCGCCGGACAGAGCTTGCATCCAAATATCATAATATTGGCCGCCAACTCCATTTGGAGTTGATAAGACTATCGCCTGACCACCAGTGGAGAGCGTTGGATATAAACCAGTCCAAATTGTGTCAAAATTACGCACAAAGGCCGCTTCATCAACGATTAGGAGAGTAAGTGCTTCGGAACGGCCAGCATCCTCTGATGTTGGTATCGCTTTTATTGTCGATCCATTAGAAAATTCAAGTGCCTGTTTATTATTGTTTATAATTTCTGGCAACAGTAGCCACTTTGGCATTGATTGCAAAACAAACTTGACTTTTCTAATAAAGTTTTGTGCAACGCTTAACTTCGTTGCAATAACTAGTATGTTTTTATCTTTGTAAAATATTGCAAGCCAAGCTGCATAAGCCGCAGATATGGTTGAAAGACCTAGCTGGCGGCTTTTTAGTATTATGTTGAAACGGTGCTCCCTAAAGTCTGTAACACACTGATCTTGGAAGTCATATGTCTTAAAAGGTATCGCACCTTTAACGGGATGTTGAATTTTGACGTATTTATTGAAAAAGTAGCTAGGATCCTTACCGCACTTAATAATCTCTTTGATTTGATGCTGTTTTTGTTTGGGAGCCATTATGAGATCTCAAATACAATCGCTCTTCTGTAATATGCAATCTTTCTTTCGCTGTATGCTGTAGCTGAAATAAGTTCAACGTCATCCTTGTTTGACACTTCCTTTAGCTTAATTGCCCTGCCAGCCTGTTCTCTGAAATCAGCCTTAACTTCTGCAAGCTTTTTGTTGAGCATTTCGTTTGATTGACGCTCGTGCTCTTTTTTCTGTGTTGCCAATCCATCAGAACTATTAAAACTTCTTGAAAACCCCGATCTACTTGATCTTACCATAGAAG